GGTGCTGAATTAAATCCGTCCTTTATTAATTTAACAAAATTTTTAAATGAAGGTATAAGAGAAACTTGTATTTTACTAAATACTTCACCTATTTGCAATTTCATATCACCCCACGATTTCGCTGCCATTTGAAGTTTACCCTCATCTGTCATTGCGAAAGCTTTTGCTTGCCCCCCAAATTCTGTATTTAATTCTTTTAAAATTACTTCTTGCGCTTTAGCTAGTTGACCTTGTTTCTCATAATTTTTTATTTGTTCTTTCTGTTGTTCGGTAAATGCAACCCCTTGCCTTTGTAATCTTGTCATACCTTTTTCTGGGTCATTTAATGCCTTACCAACATCTAATGCGGCTGTTGTCATATCCATTTTATAAAATGTAGCAAAATCACTTACCGCCTTTGTTGCATCATTGAAAATACTTCCTTTTATTCCTGTAAATGATAATAGCATACCTTGGGCATCCATTATCTCCGAACGACCATTAACTATGCTTTTACTTAATTCTTTTGCTTGTTTTTCTATTTCTTCTGCTGAAAATCCCGCCGCCCCTTTCGTTGATTTTATTACAGTATTTACACGCATTACGGATTTTTCTAAATTATCGTAAGCCTCAATACTGCCTTTAATAAATTCAAACCCACCCCAAACGCCACCAACCGCAAGGCTTCCTAATATAACGCCTTTTAATTCTGACATTATACCCTTAACTTTTTCCCCCATTTTTTCAAAACCATGTGATATTTTGGTAGTCTCTTGTGCTGTCTTTGTTCCTAAAGTGTCTATACTTTCCCTCATCTTAGACAACTGCATAAGAATGTCACCCCCTACATTTATATCAAAACCATAATCTGCCATAATCTACAATTTAATTATCTTGTTTTTGGAAAGGGGCATGCATTAATTTTAGTGTTTCAGTTAGCATAATAGAACTATCAATATACTCTTGAATGCTCAAATTATCTATTTCTGCTTTATTATATCCTAAAAAAGCCCGAAACAACGTCTTTTTGTAAAAGACGGGATTTCGGGCGATTAATGCCTCTTTAGCTCTGTCGTAATTGTTATTTATTTCTTCGAACTGCCCGTTAATGTCGAAAAAAAAGGGGTAATTTTCTCACCCAAAAGCCAAAAACCAAAACGGAAAATTGCACCGCTATCATTTAAAAACTCTATTTTGTCGCTTTCGGTAAAATCCTTATCAATAATCAATAACTGTTCAATACATCTAATGGTTATATCATAGATGTCATCTGTGTCTAATTTGACGCTACCTGTTTCTTTATTTTCCTTGGATTCAACAAAGAGAGAAACTATTTTAAAGTGCAATTTGTGCTGTGTTCTATCTGTTTTAGATAAATCCTTAAAAACCGCTTCTTTCGTAACCTCAACTTCGATAATTTCCCCTACTTTGTTTTCCTTAGTCGCTTCCATTACTGGCTGCTTACTAATAAAGGTAATACTCTTCTTGAAAACCTTTTCCATGTGTTGTGTATTTAATTTAAACTACTGCCAACGCTGTAAAGTCAATGTTTCTCATACTCTCCTTATCCTTAGCTTTTACACTAATTGCGGAAGATGTGAATACTAATTGAGTAAACGTGTAAGATGCTGCATTTTGTAGGCTTACTACTGCGATAGTACTTGAAGGAACTAAAGTTACACTATTAACTCCTACTGCTGTTAAAATAGCCTGTAATTCGCCCTCTTGAATAGTAATCTTACCCTTTACTGCCAGTGCGTTACCTTTGTTGCCAATAGGGTTAACGTCACCAACGGAATAGATTAACTCGCCCTCTTGAGTTTCAGTCCAACCAACTTCGTTTACAGTAAGTAAAGGAAAAACAGCCGTACCTGGTATATTCCATGCTACCTTATACTCGGCTGCTGTTATAATTAATGCGTTATAATTAGGCATTTGTTATTGTTTTATAAAGTTGAAACAAATTGAATAGTACCCGTAACACTTCCTAATATAGGAGTAGGCACTATCTGTAACTGAAAGTTCATAGTTTTAGTACTATTGAAATTTGGTGCAGATAAAATCAATTTACCGTCTGTCAAATCACCTGTACCACCATTCACAACACTTAACGGCGAAATATATTCATCGTAGAATTGTTGTTGAAGGCTATTAAGAACGTTTTGAGCAATTGCACCCGTTTTAGTATCCAATGGTTGATTACTTCCAATTTGATTGATAAAGAACGCTAAAGCATCGGCACTCAAAGCGTTTGCAACACGGTTATATTCTTGGGTACTAAGTGCAAGTGTTGAACTTGTACAAGTTGCGCCGTCATTCCAATAGAAGCCGCTTTTGTTAAACCACGGACGTAAGAACATATATTGTTTAAGTCCCAATTGGTCTATGTCGCCCGTACCATTTGCGTTACTTGGAGTCAATGAAATAACTGGTGCAAACGCTTCTACGCAATAACCCGTGTCTGGAGTAGTGAAAGTTGTGAACCCTGTTACCGCCGTAAATTGTGTAGGTTGTGAATCCGTTCCACTTACATAAGTAACACTATTGTAAACCACACTACCATTGTAAACGGTGTAAACTTTACCTACTGTCAATGTGCCACTTGCTTGTATAGCCAAAGACTTAGTTAAATACGCTGTGTTAGCTACGCTGCCATCTGCAACTGCGCCGAAACCGTGACCGATAGATATTTGTGCAAATCGTGACAAAGCCAAACCTACCGAACTAACACCGTTAGGTTGTGTTCCCGTAATACATAGTGAAATAGAACTACACAATTTTAAACTAATATCGCCAATTGTTGAAGGTGTTACAGTTGTACTCATATTGTAGCCGTCTACTATTGCGCTAAATTGATAGCCTTGTGCAAATAGACTTACTTGGGTAGCTTGTAGTGCTGTGATAGTCGCTGGAACATCGGAAGGAAAATCTGTTGCGCTTTGTGTTGCTGTTGGCAATTTATAGCATATACCTATCATCTTAGCTCTATTGCTTGGGCTGCTTGCGCTTGTTGCCCTTACACCGTTTGCAAAGGCTGTACCTGCAACGTATGTAGCCATTGCAGTAGCTTTTGCTACGCCTTGAATCCACAATAATAACCCGTCATTTGTGCCACCTGCATAGAAGTCGTTTATTTGTTGAAATAAAGCTATTGCATTGGTAGCATCGTTGGCGGCTGTAATTCCTAATGCTGTTGCATCTGCTAACTTAGTAAGCAAGTACGGCGTATCTAGTGCGAATGTGCTGCCTATTGCAGTTGCGTGAATAAACATCATCATGACGCCATCACTTGAAGGTGCAACGCCTGTTTGATTGTTTACTACACTAATTTTAATTAAATGTTCAGCCATTTTTGTAAGTATTATTTACCTGCCTTTGCGGTAGGCTTTGTTTCTTTAATAACTGTTATTTCTTCTTCTTCGTCATCCAATGAAACGGTAGGCAAACTGTTTGTTACCGTTGCTATTTTCTCGTCTTTAATTTCATTCATCCTACCATTTTGTAATGCTATCTCTAACTCTTCCAATGTAGTAGGCAACTTGTCTAAAGTAGTAAACTTAGCCCTGTATGTTGGTGGGGTAAAAGGTGTATTTACATACTTTTGAGCGATGTCGCTATTTTCTTTGCTATTGTAAATATTGCCATCCCCGTGAATCCAAACCGTTCCAAACTTCTTTACACTTGCCTTTAATAACTTTAAGTTATGCTCGTGCAGTCTTTCAAATTGAATGCTACTCATGTGTTTTATTTTTTTTGTGGTTACTTAATATTCGTCTTTACCCTATGGCTCAAATATCCCTTTACGCTTGCAGTACTTGACGTAATACATTGAATTTTCAAATAACGACCTTGCAATAATGCCGTGTCGGCTGCAAATGAAACATAATTAGGAGTTGAAGCCGAAAGGGTGAAAGTTTTTGTATATGCACTTTGAGCCGCCCCTTTGGGTACTGCGAAATAGTTTACATTGTCGTTACTTTGAAAATAATTGATAGTCAAAGTAGCTGTACCTGCGCCTACTTTTTGCCAATAAAAAGTATGAAATACGTCATTAACATTTAAGTGGGTAATAGGTACTATGTAAGCTAAAGAATCGGTTACTTGCAAACTATCTGTTGGGGTAGTTGGAGTACCACCTAAGTCAATGTATTGACCTTGTTGGATGTTGTTAGCCGTGTAAGTTCTTGTCTGTGCGAAAGAACTAGCTGAAATAAATAATAAAGCGATAATTAATAACTTCTTCATTGTTAATTGTTGTTTATAAAAGTTTTAAAATAGCCCCCGACTATTACATCAGGGGCTTAGTTTATTTAAACGTTTGGTGCGCCGTAATTAAGGATAGCAGTACCGTTAAAGTTAGCACGCAATGGAACAATACCCATACGAATATCAGCACTCATTGTATATCCGTAGTTAACAGGGTCTTGAACCATAAACACATCAAGCATACCAATACCCATACCTACTTGTGAAGGTACGAAACTCAAACCTGCACTTATTGCAGTTGATGGTATGATACCTGTTGGGTCTACTACTTGGTTACTTGCAGAAGGGTTAACTATGATTGTTCTACTTCTTTCGTTCAAGATTGTGTTTTTGAACTTAACAAATGTTCCACCACCGTTATCATTTACCCAACGGGTAAGCAATGATTTGGTTTCAGGGTCTTTGTTCAAAGATGCAATCATAATAGGGTCAGCTACTAAAGTAGTTTTTTCTCCTTCTAATTGCAAGTTTTGAGATGCATAAAGTTGCTCTAAGTTTACAATGTCATTTAATACTGGTGCAACAAGTGAACCTGTATATGCTTGGTTGTAGTAGAATTTGTTATATGCTGCTGAACCGCCGATTTGAACGGTTTGAGGTAATGTTTGATAACCACTAATACCGCTAGTTGATACGATTGAACTTGCAGGAACTGTTGAAGCTAAAGTATAAAGCAAAGTATCATCAATTGCAGTATTTAAAACCATGAACGCTTGCGCCCAACCTGTACCCATTTGGTCGTATCTAAGTTGGTGCATTGTTAATGGTGTCCATTGCATTGGTTGTAACCAATATGGCGTAAGTGCCAAACTAACCGCAGTATCGCTATAAGTATAAACGCTAGTGCTAGGTTTATTGCCTTTATATACTGTTGGTGCAGCGGCTATGTTAGCCCATATAATACCTGTATTTGCGCCTGTGTATTGTGCGCCAAACATTGGGATGTCATTTTTCCAACTTGTTGTTGGGAACAAGTTAAAGATAGCTAATGAAAGCCACTCAATCGTATTCAATGCAGGACTAGCAAGTGCAGCATCAGTACTTGTAAGGGTAGTGCGTGTAGTCATTTGACCATTTGCGCCCAATACAGCAACTTCACCCCTTTGCAATTCGCCCATAATAGATGATAAGCCAACTCCACCCTGTCTACCGTTAACGTTCACTTGTGCGTCTTGCATTTGTGCCATTGTGGTGTTAAGGATACGGGTTTTATCAACTACTGCCCTATACTTAGGGTCTGCAATGATTGAACTTAATACAGCTGCATACTCGGATACTTCATTGTGTTGAACTCCTTTCTTAGCCCTGTCAATAAGTGCTTTGTCTCTTTCGTCAGTTGATGCCATCAACTGTGTAAAGGTCTTACCACCGTAAGCCTTTACTTTAGCGGTAACTACGGGTGCGGTTGCCATTTTATATTCTGTTTTTAATTGTTCAACGGATTTAAGAACGGGCTTAGTTGCGCTGTTCTTAGTTTTTACTTTTTCACCTTCGCCGTCTTCATCTTCTTCCGCTTCTGCCGCATACTTGTCGCAAGCCTTCATAGCATCTTCTGCTTCCATCTTGCAAGCCTCGTATGCTTCTTTGTCTTCTGCACTTGCATCTTCTGCATCTGCTTTCTTTTTAGCGGCTTCCAATTTCTTGGTGGCTTCGTCTAATTTAGCTTTCGCTTCTTCCAATTTCTTGGCTTTTTCGGCTTTTGCTTTCAATTTAATGTCTTGTTCGTTAGGTTGACCGACATCAGGCTTTTTCGGCTGAGTGCTTTCAGGTTCTCCCTTCGGTGCAGGTGCTTCTGCTTCAAATGTTTCTTTCTTGCTGCCAAAAGAGATGTTACCCCCCAAACCAATGATATCTTTAAACCATTGTGGTAGTCCACTTCCTTTACTATCGGCTGCAAGTGTTTCTTTTGTAGTATCCTCTACTTTTGAGGTTTCTACTTCTTTAACTTCTGCCATTGTTTCTGTTGTTTGATTATGAGTGATTGAATATTTACTCGAAAGAGTTGTTATTGTCTTTGTTAAATTATCTATTTCCGTTGTGTCGTAAATTTTAGCTGCCAATGCAACGGGTTCAACTTGTGTAGCATCTTCATTTGATGGAAGTGTTACTATTGAAATTTCGTATAAATAAAACTTTTCACAAATACGATTGCCGTCCTTATCTAAAACCAATTGCCCTGTTGCGTTTGTTTTCCAAATCGCTTCGCCACCAATCGAACAAGCCCTTAACCAACCACCTTCGTACAATGCTGCTGTTTCTTTACTTGCGTCTGTTAGTTTGTGGAAAACGGGAATACCGCTATATCCTTTACTATCTAATTGTATGTCAGTCCAAAGTCCTATCGGGTCGCTGCTCCAAACGTGTTCCTTTAATACTACGGGGTTGGCATTAAATCGGGTAAAATCAATAACACTATTAGGAATAACGCCCCCTTGGTCGTTAGGTGTTTCCGTTGTGAAATAAATTCTTTTACCTGCCATGACACAAAAGTATTTTATTATATAGTGTGTTTTTGTAAATAAAAAAACACTATATTTGCATATTGCAATATAACGTAATTATGACAGAACAAGAAGTATATAACGAATTAAAACAAAAGGTAAAGCCTTACATCGGAATTATGCCACAAGGGTCTTATAGTAATTATATGATAAGGCTAAAAGCAGGGTTATTGAAACCTGCTACTATTATTCGTTTCTTTGGGTTAATGGGTTATTCATTTGCTAACAATAAATGGTCTAAAAAATGAGCCTACAAATATTTTATCTCAATCGCCCGCAAAACACGACTATCATAGGCAAGCTAGATGACAAACTAGGTAAGTCGTACACGACTGAAATAAAAGTGCAGGAAGAAAGATATAGTTATGTAGTAACTGTACTTCGAAGGTTCGGCGGTCAGGATTATAAACGCATCGGCTGGCGTATGATAAAGAACGGTAAAGAAGTAGCAATACCATTACATATAAAAAATAATTTAGAATTAAGATGATTATCCTCAACATCGACTACCACATAAGGCTGGCGACTATTAAAGCATTGAATAAAAACAAATGTTTTAATACTGCCGCAAAAGACTTGGGCGTTGTTTCCCGTAGGGTAGTAGAAAGGTTGATAAGGAAGTACGGGATAATTTACGATTATAATAATAAATTCTATAAATAAAAAACCTCCCCAAACGTAGAAACGCTAGGAGGATAAAACACACATGAAAAAAATGAAAAAATGTATGTTATTAGTTAAAGTTCATCGTTATTTATTGAATAAAGAGAAAAGTCATCGTGTTTGTTTTGAATATATTTTTGAAAATGAACATTACCACTCTTGCAATGTTGATATTAACCCAAACGAATTAAAAGAAACCGAACAAAAAATATCGCTATTAATTGAACGGGGGATTATTCACTTGCGCAACCGTTGTTAATGGTTGCGTGCTTGTTTGAGTAAAATTTGTTGAAGGGTCAATAGCACAACTATCAAATACTATTCCGTAGCCTATATTCAATCCTTCGCCGTCTAAATTATCGGCGTTCTGCACATTAGATAAAGTAAACTTAAAACAGTAGTTATTTAACACATCTGTCATAAGGCTACTAATATAAACGCCCTTACTAAAATGCTGCCTAATATCATCAATTACTTTCAATAACCCCCTACTATAATCCGTATCATCGTCAATCATACCATCAGGCATATAGTTGTAGCTATTTAGTTTAAACATCCAATCTACACGACTTACACCGCCGCAATATTGATAAGCTTCGCTTGCCGGGAGCATCTCAATAATAAGTAAAGGCATAGTATAGCCTTCCATCTTTTTAGGGCTGTAATCCGTCTTTAAGATAATAGTTCCACCGCTATCAGCAAGAAACTGTTTGCACTCTTGGGCAACGGCGTTTAATATGTCATCTATCATAACGAAACTATTTTACTTTGGCTTTTATTGTTTTCTTCAATCTTAGTTTTCAACTCACATAGCCAACTAAACACGCTAACATTTTCGCCGTGTTCTTTTGCTAGTCGCTTTAGTTGTTTTACGGGTACGTTTTCCGTTTCAACTATCTTTTTAACGGTTGTAACTAACTCATTTTGGATGAGTAACAAATGCTTGTCTAATATATCAGTTTTCATTGCTTAATAATACTTTTTCGGGGTTAATTTTATACACTCTCACACTTTCACAACTTCTGCAAATAAACTTCAATTTATCGACATCGGCTGCCTCAAAGTTCCAATCGTTATTATGATAAACATTTACTAAGGTTTCACTCTTGTGAACCTTGCAAGGATTTGAGCCGTTAATAGTTTGGATTAAAGTGTAATTCATTAGTAAATTAATTTTACATTCACATTATCACTCCACGCCGTATCTATTTTTACATTTGTAATACTCCAATTGCTTCTGTTTGTGTAGCCTATGTTTTGCTCTACCATTACTTGCAAGTTATCGAAGTTATAACGGTTGTTAAAAACTCCTGCACTATCCCAATCATAGGAAACGTTGGCACTGATAACAACGTCATTCGGGATAATGTCGGCTATTAAGTTTGCCCGTAGTTGGTGACCGTCAAATAAAATAGACGGCTTTAGATGCACCGTGTACTTATTATTTTCGGTGTTTGTCGGATTACTTACTGTTGACTTTGTGCATGATGCCATTGCTATGAAGGCAGCGATTGCGATAATTGTTTTTTTCATTGTGTGTGTATTTAACGTTTAAAAATTTTCATTATTTCATTTCTAGTGCTTACTATTTTGCGCTCAATCTTCTTTACTATCTTTAAATTAGGTGGTTCGCCATTTGCTGGTATAAACTTACGCTGTGGTACTCCCTTGTTTGTACCCTCATTATTATATTCAGCGTAAGGAACTAAAGCCGTATTTGTGCCAACGAATACCCGTTTGCCCGTTACCCTAAACATCAAAGAATTATATAAAGTTAGGGTTTGTCGAAGTAATTTTGCAGAACTATTATAAGTTGTGCCTTTTACACCGCTTCGCCTATCGTATGCTTTGTTAGTTTTAGGGCTTCTTTGTTTCCATTTTTGTAAACCCGTTCCATCATCGTAGCCCTCTTGTTTAAAATTTTCTTTTATTATTCTTAAACTTTCTTCACCCATTATCATAGGCAAGTCACCCTGAAACTTCTTGAACTTATTACTAGCTTCACGCCAATCATTCATTAAATCTTGCATCGAACGTTTAGCCATGATTTGCGCAATATTTAAGTGTTGCTATGATAATAAACATCGCCACCATAATAGCCGTAACTATTACTTTATCTTTCCTGTGTGGGTCTTGATGTGGTATGTGGCAATGTGTACACATAGTTAATAAATTACTCCTTTTCTAAACTTACTCAAACTACCATTACTAACCGCAAACGCATCTGTTATAACCCCGTCTTTAGTTTGCACAATGTAGCTTATTTTCTTGCCAAAGGTAATATAATTCTTTAATACTACCGTTTGTTTTTCATTTTCCCACGTTCCCCAAATCTCGTCAGGTTTTTCTATCGTACTTGGCAGCCCTTCAAATCCTCTTGGATGCTTTTGTATATTGTGGATAGATATATTGCTAAGGATGACATTTGTATAGGTATCGTTGTTTTGAAATATTACATTGCCTTTCTTGTCTGTTGTGTATTTGTCTTTCCAATCGTCTACTATTGCCATAACCTGATGCAGTCCTGTTGCAGCTAATAAACGACTGCTAAAACCTTCGGGGTCACTATCCGCATTTGGTTTGTTTAGTCCGAAAATATCAGCATTGAAAGTATTACCATTGGTTATACCTTCTTTTGGCAACATACCTTGATGTGCAGGATTGAAGCGAAATTGTGGGTCTACTTCATTTTTCAAATCTTCTTCGGCTTCTTTGCTTGTAGAAATGTTATAGCCTTTACCCTCTATCTCATCATTGTCAATACTAACGCCATCACAACGGCAATTAAAACCATTCGGCGGAAATACAGCATCGCCAGCAGGGTCACCAACCTTGTAAACTTTACCCTCTAGCTCTATATGTTCCTCACGTTCCCTACCATCCATTTCACCCTTGTACACCCAATATGGGTAATAATCTTTCAAACTTTCAATCTGCCTAAAACGCTCACCCATTACCGCACCTTTACGGCAAGTTTCATACTCTACCCTTAAATGTACTTCGTTGTTTATTTCGGCTATCTGTGCAGCATCTTTTTTGTATTGGCTGAATGGTTTTATAGTTCCTTTGCTATCAAATACCGCCGATTGCATTTCTTTAGCTATTTCGGCGTTTCGGCTTGCTGAAAATTGATAGGCGTTTTGCATATATCGCTCAAATACGCTAGTGTCTTTCATAGCCTCAAAACTTCCTTTTATAGGAATTTCTTTAGCCATCGCCTCGAAGAAATATTGGTTGTATTCTTTGTATATTGGATAAAATACTATTTTGCCTTTATTATTGACATAAATATATTCTAGTTGGTCGTTTTTAAGGTCATCGCTAATTAGGTTCGGTTTTTTCTTTTTCTTTTCGCCTGTTAACCTTTCAATTAAAGTTTTTTTTTTACTATAAAACCGCTATTCATCGTTTTTACTTCTGCCTCAGGTGCTGTAGGGGCTGCATCTTCAAAAAATTCTTTAACTAACCCATTGGCTTCAAAGAAAGAATCCGTTAATCTTTTTCCGTTTTGCACCAATACCGTAGATATTTGGGTTATTTCCTCTAATGTCATTTGTTTAGCTTTGTTGGCTACAAACTTACCAGCAGGAAACTCCTTATAAAACTTTGTAATCTTTTTTAAATATTCATCGTTCAAATATGCCTCAACATATTCAACCATATCCATTATAACGCTTTCAAACTTATCGGCGTGAACATCCCCCAATGCACGACTACCTGACTTTGCGGTACTACTCGTTAACGTACCCCCTAAAATCATTTCCCTTATCTCGTTCTTTTCGGCTTCGTTGAAATCTGAAAATATACCGTGACTTTTTGCGTTAGTGCCTGTTGCCTCGAAATCAATTTCAATAGACTTTACAACCTTACCGCTAGTATCTAACGTGTAAGGATATACCAACCCCTTCGAAGGGTCTATATTCGCTGCTATTGCTTCTGCCTGTATTTTATAAGGGTTAATCTCATTGCCAAAAACATCATAGCCGCTATCGTCTTGTGGATAACCAACGGTAAGTAATGGAAACGCTAAACGTCTTGCAGCCTGTACCCATGAATTTTTATTAATATTCATTTGAATAAATGAACGGGCAATAGGCTGCATCCATCCTAAAAACTTTTCGTAAGATGTTGAAGGCTGAATCCACAATAAGTTAGGGGTATCATCAAACTTTTCACCGTCATAAAATGAGTAAGTCGATTGTCTTAACATTCTATTAATCGGGTCAAGGTCTTGCATAGGATATTTGTATATCTTACCATTAACGGGGTCTATGTTAATTCCCGTAAATCCCCAAAAGTGTGATAATGCAATTTCTTTTATCAGTTCCTTTTGCCATGACTTAGAACATAATTCAATAGTCCATTCGGGCAATTCTTCGCCCTTTTCATCAACGTACATTATCGGCACTTTACCAATAGCAGACGTAATAGCATTAAACAATGATTGCACAAAAGGGCTACTTTCAAATACCCAACACACCATTGTCGCATAACTAACGGGATAACCAAACTTAACGGCTTGGTCGCACGCATAACGCCATGTTGTTAAGTTCCAATCTACATAGTAGTTATTGGGGAACGTTTGAGAAGTATGGGTTAAACCTGCCGACTTAGGAATGACAAACGGGTTAACGCTTGGGGCTGTTCCTGTTGCAGGGGTAGCTTTAGGATTTGATACCCCCCACCCCCCCGCACCCTTTGAACCGCTAGGGGTTACCGTGCCAGCAGGAAAACCCAACGGGCTACTATATTGTTGTTTTCTTTGTTGTATTTCGGGGTCGTTTGCCCTGCGTTCACGTCTGCTCATTTACCCTAATGTTGAATAGTTTGAATATGTTAATTCTGCTGTAGATGCTTTTGTACAAGCTGCCAATGATATTGGTAAATTCATTTGCCCGTTTCTGATTGACTTAACGGTGTAATCAGCCCAACTAAAATCGTCTTTCATCTTTTCGGCTAATTCTTGGAAGCTTCCCAATGCGTTTCTAACGGTCAATAATGACATTATTTTAACCAATAATAAAGCCCTATTTGTGCCTGTTTTAGCTAGTTCAGTAGTTAGGTTATAACGGGTTGTAAACGAGGCAATAACCTCACTTTGTGCGAAGTTAAAAGCGTTCTGCAAACTGTTACTGTCAACCGTATATTGTTTAATCAATAATTGAGGTGAACAGAACTGCAATAAGTCCTCACCTGTTAGATAGCCGAAGTTCAAGGCTTGAATGTCTGCGATAGTTATTGCCATAATTTACAAAAGTAGGTAAATTTAATTTATTAGAATGTAATTTGTTCACCACGTTGTATTTGCATGATGCCGTTGGGTTTGAATAGCTTACCCCCACGTTGATACGCCGTGAAGTCTTGGGCAAAAGCGGAGCATAGAAGGTAATCATTCGCATCTGATGTATGCCCGTATTTCTCATAAGTAATACCTGTTTCTGGGTCTTTTACTTTCGACTTAGATTTTGTGCCGTCTGAATCTTCTTTCAAATATAAATAATCGTTTATTGTTTTACTGCATTCTTCATCTATAAATATTTCTATACCCCCTTCATTATGTGCAAATATAGAGTTTACCCAATTGCCACGCATAACAACGGGAGGGGCTGAACGTTGCACCCTTTCAACGGGCTTAAACTTTTGTAACCCTCTTTTAATAATTACAAAGTCATTATATCCTTTTTCAGTTCTTGTATCTTCGTGCCTGCCTGCTGGGTCACCATAAATAAAAACACCTGATATGTGGTTATAATACTTTTTTTCAAATTCTTTGCAAATTATTTCGGTTCTGTTGTTAGGCGATGGCAAAGTAATTTCATCTATTTGCATCGCTTTTTTGCCCTCTATTTGCCATATTGTACAAGTCATATAAGGATTAACGTTAAAGTCAAAACTAACGTGTAAAGCTAAATTAGGATTGTATGTTAATTTAGTAGTATTCTTTGCCCTATTAAACATTTTATAAAAATTTCCACCGCTTGATTTATTACCCCATTTACCCATTGCGTAAATAGTGTAGTAGTATGGGTTATTTTCTTTAAGTGCTAATAGTTGAGCAATAAAACTATCAGGAATCCAACGGTTATCTTTATATGTACTATGATGGCTTGTATAAGTTAAAGTGTGTTTTTTGCCGCCGCCTATATCTATTTCTGCTTTATCCCTAAAACTACCATCGGGTTTATCTTTAAAAAATTGTCTCCAAAACCAATGGTCGGCAAAATCTCCCTCTACTTCGGGATTGATAGTAAATATTTCTTGTAAGTACTTTGCTTTTTGCGTTCTTATCGAAGTTGTGATAGTGATAAAATCCCCTTCCTCTGGTATTTCTTCCTCATACCATACACCTGTTGGGTCTTTAATAGATTTTAGTTTCTTAGGTTCATCTCCACCACGACAAATAAACTTATTGCCATTAACACAACGTATTTCTAAAGGTGAAGTATTGAATATAAAAAATTGCTCTAATCCCCAATCGTAAACAATATCTTTGATAGTTTGAAACTGTGAATCTTTAATTGTGTTAAACGTTTTGCGATAAAGTATGTATCTAAAATAATGTTCATTTAAGCATCTATAAATTAACTTCTTTGCAGCAAATAAAGACTTACTACTACCACGCCCCCCCCAACAAATAAGATACCTATCCTCATTGTCAGTCAAAGGGATAAACGTTTCGTTTATTATCTTATTCCACGGTGGTAGTATTATTTTCATAAATAAAAAAGCCCTAAATAAATAGGGCTATAAAAATAGTTATTATTATTATCAATCTTCTTTAATTTCTACGGTAAAAGTTGTATTGTTTTCGTTTTTGGTACTTTCAACTAATCCTAATTTACGGGCTATTAGGTTTGCATTGAATAACCCAACCGATGCGCCTTTAAAGTTTTGAACAAAGCAATTTTGCCTTATACGTGTAATGATGGGGGCATAGATAGTATATCGTTCCTGTTTATTGCTTGCATAATCTTTTAAATCTGAAATAATATCTTTATCCCAAAGGTAACATTCAAAGCCTTCAAAAGTAATAGGTGTCATTAAAGGTGTATCCTTTTCTTCGCCATCTTTTCCAACATAGTCACGTTTAAACATAGGATTATCTCTTTCATACTTAACATATTCTAAAAATAACTCCCAAAGTTTTTCAGGTGTCTCAATATACTTTTCCTTAGTTGGTGGTTTGTTAGATGCCATCTTCAATCAATTTAATATTCATTACTTCCAATATAGCAAATAAGTTTTTAGAGTTAATCCAATACTTACCGCTTTCCATTCGGCATAATGCTTCGGGTGTAACGCCTATTGCTTTTGCCATTTGTTGCAAAGATATGTCATTTATTTTACGTTTAGTGCGAATGTATGCAGAAAGTTTTTGCGAGGTCATAATTAAAAGGCAGTTTTGAAGGTCTGCCAACTTGTAAGGTTAGAACAAATGTATGTTAGCCGCTAATTGACTTTTTAAAGTTTCTAACTCATTATTGTATTGTTCTATTAAATTAGAGTATTCTTTAGCCTCCCATGCAGCTAATCCGCCATTGTTCAATACATTATTTGCGTAACTTAATTGTTTTTCTAATCTTGTGATTTGTTCTGTAAGTAGCATTTTTTCTATTTTTTAATTTGTTACACAAAGATAAGGTTATAATTGATATAAATGTTAATTTGAAATGTTAAAGTTTTGTTAAAGCATTTATTACATCCTCCGCACTATACGCCGTTATTATTGTAATCCCAACACTAGCCCAATGATTATGGAGGTGTTTCTGTTTGTCGGATAGTTTTCCAGTTGGCATTTTTAATTCTAATCCCCAAAATGTAGGATAAACGAATAAGAAGTCTGGAATGCCCGCAAGTACTCCGAGTGAATGTAGTTTAACCCTCATTGCGGCACTTGTAGCCGATTCATTAGCAACGTGAAAGTAAAATCCCCTTAACGCTGGGTAATTATGATTGATATACTTATGTGTTGCCGCCGTAAATTGGTCTTCATTGGCGTAAATGGTGGTTAAAAATTGTTTTTTAGTCATATTTAGTAATTTTTGTAAAAATTTAGTAATTGCTGTAATTCAATGATAGTAAAGGTTTCACTATAAAAATTACCAAATTACTAAAA